GCTGATGGTTTGTAAGCCAAGCAGACATTTGCTGATGACGCTCTGATGGATTGTGAATTGTGTAAGCTATCCCATAAAACTCACGCACACTACATAAGTCTTTTCCTGTAGATTGAAGTGCAAGGGTTAAAACAAGTGCAGCCACCCATTTCACGTCATAGCCCAAACGATGATGTAAAAACACCAGACGACAGTAATGCAAAACAGGACTGCGGTAGTAAAAGCCACAGCCCAATCTCTCATTTTTTAATCCAAGTCTGCCAAACAGCACCAGCAGCCATAATTAACGCACCCACCCACAGAATAGGCTTGGCAGCAGAGGCTATCCAACCTAAGACTTTAAAAGCCCCATCAAGAGCCTTCATAGCCTCTACAAGACCCTTGGTGTTCTGGTCTATGCTATCTACCTTACTTTCGACTTCAACGAGCCTGTCGTAGATTTGCTTATGGGTGACTTCGTTTTCCATGACTCACCTTAGAAAGTGGATTCAATCCAATCAGGATTGTGAGGCCAAGTGACAGTCGCTCTTGCATCAGAAACAGTCGATGGAAAGTCTCTCAATGTCTGACGATATGTAGCCCACTCAGCCTTCTTAGGAATGGTGCAATCAGCAATCTGAGTCCAATCACAAGCAAGCAATAAAGCATTGCGTGTGGCTCTCAGTTGAGCCATTGCAGAGTCTTTAGCTGCTTGGATTTCTTCAGCACTCATGTCAGCCACTTGAACAACAGAAACAAACTCACCATCGTCATAAGCAGAGCATGAAACCAACTTCTGCGTCAGACTGTCATGTGCTTTAAAGGCATTGACCTTCTTGGCATTGTTGGCGGTCAAGAATTCATCGCTTGGGCCGTTAGCATTAAATGATGTATTGCTAAACAGTTCACGATAATCGCCTACTGTAATGGGGCTAGTTAAGATTGCAATTTGCATGATGTTCCTTAATATGGGCCTGTATCTGAGAGTGCTGATGTTGGTGCGGTGAAGTTTGCTGTGTATCTGGCGTAGCCTTTGGTAATGCGGAAGTCATCAAGGTAACCTTTAAAAGCAGTTGTTCCAAATGAAGTTCCGTACACGCCAATTGTGCAAGTATTTCCACCAAGCGTAGAACTATTGGTTGTTGTGGCTCTATTAGTGCCGTCAATATAAAGCGTTACTGTTGTTCCGCTTCTTACAATAGCAATGTGATACCAAGCATTAACAGAACTTGTGACTGATGCAGAGGTTCTTGTTCCACCAGTCAACATGGAAAATGAATTTGCTGTTCCATCCCCATGATTGTAAGCAACACTTAAATCAGCAGTACCTGTTAAGTTAAAAAGCGCTGGAAAATTTTGGACTTGTGTTTCAGGATACGCCCAACATTCAATCGTGAAGTTTCCTGTGCCCATATTAAATATTGCATTAGATGGCGCAACAAGGTAATCCCCTGTCCCATCAAAAGACATTGACCCTGTTCCATACTTCTTCACACTTGTAGAAATCTGTGCGTTACCCACAGTTTCTAAGTCGTTCATCATAGCGTTGTCAAAGATTGCGCCATTGGTAAAAAAACCTAAGTATCCCGTTCCAGACACCGCTGTCAAAGGTGCGGTTGGCACAGTCAACGTAGTTTGTGTTGGGTCATAGACAGCAGTTCCCTTAACCAATCGAGTGTTTGAAAAGAAACCACCAAACAGTTCGCTGTTTTTTTCTGCGCCAATTTGCAAATTGCCAGCATTCAAACCATAGTTGGTTGAGTTTGTAGTTGTTGCAACACGAGTGCCATTAGAAAATATTGATAAGTTTCCTGAGCCATTTCTTACATACACAACATGAGTCCACGCATTGTTGTTGTATACATTTGTTGATGATTCCAAATCCCACGCAATATTTGACCTACCTAAACCCAGTTTATCAGCACGACCACCAAAAAATCCCCCGCTATTTGCTGTAGGCCCAAACATTCTCCAATCTGACAAGGATGCACTTGTCCGATACATCCACCCTTCAAGCGTAAATGCGCCTGTTCCTACATCCAATGCGGTGTTATTTGCTATTTCTAAATAATCTCCACTACCATCAAAGTACCCTGACCCACTAATCACGCTTGTGGAGTAGGCGGTAGAAGTACCAAATGGGTTGAAGCGTTGAACGCTTGGTGAGCCGCTAGTTGTAATTGTTAAAGGGCTTGCGCTATTGTCAACAAACCTATTGCTTTGGCAAGTCAAAAAAGATGTGTTTGTGATTGCTGTCAGGGGCGTTGTGCTTGGCGTAAAGTTGCTTGTATAAACAGCAGTGCCTTTGACAATACGAACATTGCTTAAATAACCATTTAAGTAATAAGCAGGAGTTGTTTCCGAGGATGCACCGATTCTTAATACATTAGAAGAATCATTGACAGATACTGTACTTACGGCTGTAGAAGATGTGCTAACTCCATCTACATATATTCGCAATGAAGTTCCATTTCTTACAAAAGCAACATGATGCCAAGCATTTTTGGACATACTTTCTGAAATCGCATAATTAGTAGCACTTGAAAAGATGTTTCCACTAATCGTAGTCCCGTTATAACGAACATCAAAACTTGTAGCTGTTTCATTCCCGTTGTTTTGTCCAATAATAAGAGTTAGGCTTGTGTTGCTTGAGTAAATCCAAAATTCAACAGTAAAGTCACCACTTCCAAAAGTAAAAGCAGAACTATCTGCTATTTGCAAGTAATCACTAGAACCACCAAAATAATTAGACCAATTAGACCCATAAGGCGAGAAAGAACCTTGGGTTGTATTGCCGTTGCGGGTGATGCTAAATGCGTTTGTACTGCTGTCTAAGAATGTATTGTTCTGTGCGCCATTAGTCCCATCGCCATGTAAGAGCATAGTGACTTGGTTAAATTGTGCGTCTGGCCCTGCCCCAGAGACTGAATCTGTTTTTGATGCTGCAAACATTTATCAGTCCTTATGGTGTGTAGTTCTGACCAACTGTTACGCCATACCAGTTTGTGCCATCAGCAAAGAAAGAATAAATATCTTGTCTGCTTGCAGTTGCTGTGATTGTCGGTTTTGTACCGCCAGGCCACTTAACTGTTGACCAAGTAACTGTGCGTGAGCCTGTTCCATCTTGCTTTAAGAACATGATGAAAGACTTGCCACTTGTAGCAGTTGGCATTGTAATAGTTGCATTGCCTGTCAAAGTAATGATTTGAACTGTGCCGTTGGTCAGAGCAATAGTGATAGCAGTAGAACTATTCGCCGTGAATGGAGTCTCTACATAGTTAGTGACTGTTGGGTTTGTCAGAGTCTTGTTAGTCAACGTGTCTGTTGTTGCTCTGCCAACTAATGTGTCTGTGCTTGTTGGTAGCGTCAACGTTCCAGTATTGCTAATGCTTGAGATTACTGGTGCAGTCAGAGTCTTGTTTGTCAGGGTTTCTGTGCCTGTCAAAGTAGCAAATGAACCTGCCGTGAAGGCTGCGCTAGTCCACGTTGAACCTGACCACACAAACAAATTATTAGTCGCTGTGTTCCAGTACAAAGCACCTGTGAGCAAAGCATTACCATCGTTATCAACAGATGGTGCAGTTGACTTAGAACCTAAATATCGGTCATCAAAGGCATCGTAAGTGTTAGCTGCATCAGTAGCACTAGCAGCAGCGTTTGTTGCGCTTGTAGATGCGTTTCCTGCGCTTGTAGAGGCATTAGATGCACTCGTAGAAGCATTGGATGCAGAAGTCGCAGCAGCAGCAGCACTTGTCGCAGCAGAAGTTGCACTACCTAAGATGCCATCAACATAAGTCTTAGTGGTAGCGTCTTGGGCATTGGTAGGGTCACCCAATCCAGTAATCTTAGACGTACCCATCGCAATAGCACCCGACATCGTGCCACCAGTAGTCGATAACTTACCACTCAGAGAAGTATCAACTTCAGTCTTTGTGTAAGCATCTGTAATACCGAAACCAGAGATAGTCGTAGGATTTGTACCTGCTGTAATGCGTCCAAATGTGTCAACAGTTACTGACTTGTATGTACTAGCAGTAACGCCAGTTGTGGCTAAGTCAATCTCATCTGCGCCAACAACAATTCGTGCGCTTGAGGCAGTATTCACGTTAAGCGTGTTACCTGTCTTGGTCATGCCAGTACCAGCCGTAACCTGACCCGCACCTGAGAACTGAGCAAAAGTAATTGATGTACTACCTAAAGTACCGCTTGTTGGAATAGTACAGATAAAGCCGTTATTAGCGTTTACTGTACCGCCCTCAACAAAGGTGTAAGCAGCTACCAACTCAGCGTATGTATCAGCGTCTGTTGTTCTAGTCCATGAACCAGATGCACACAAGTAGATACCATTGTTAGAAGCAGTAGATTGGTCTTTAACCAATACTCGGTCACCTGCAATAACAGAAACTCCGTCTATGGTCTGTGCGCCAGATAACGTAAGGTTTGCAGTAGAAGCAGCAACCACAGACGCTTTAGCATCAATACCTTGGGCAATAGCGTCTACATAAGACTTGGTTACTGCATCAGCATCAGCCGTAGGAGTACCAAGACCTGTAATCTTGTTTGTACCCATAGCGATAGCACCAGACATAGTGCCACCAGACAGATTTAGCTTCAAAGCGTCAGCAGTATCTACATAACCTTTAGTCGCTGCGTCTGAGGAATTGGTAGGTGTAGCAAGACCAGTAATAGTAGCCGATGTACCACTATCCATATCCAATGCACCAGAGATGGTTACATTATTGAACGTAGAAGTCCCAGAGGCAGCAGTTACGTTACCAGTAACATTACCTGTCAAGTTACCTGTGACATTTCCTGTTACAGCACCTGTGTGCGTACCTGTAGTGTTACCAGTTACGTTACCTGTCAAACCACCAACAAAGCCTGTAGACGCAGTTACTGTAGTTCCTGTGATAGCTTGGGCAGATGAACCACCAATCACCGCACCATTGATAGTTCCACCAGTAATAGTGGCAGACGATGATGTAAGTGGGCCTGACAGACCAGCCGTAGCCGTTAAAGTGCCTGTCAGCGTAGATGTTCCAGTAACAGATAAGTTACCGCCTACAGTTACGTTGTCGCCAGCAGAACCATCTTGAAAGTTCTTCAACTGAGCCATCAATGTACGAATAGCATTGTTGACCAAAGATGGGGCCATACCCTCCGCTAAGTTAATACTGTTAATGTCAGTATTGTTATTAGCGGTACTGCTGTATTCTGAAATCTTGGTCTTTGCCATGTTAGTCCTTATTGGATACCCAAAAGATTACGCTGTTCTTCGTCTAAGTCTTCCATAGACAATAGACCTCTAACAGTTACTGGTGTTACAGCCCTAAATGGACTACCAATTGTTTGTGGGATGCCACCAGTACGCATCATATTAGTTAAGTCCTCTACGCTACCTCTACGCATATTAGTAGCTAACCCACGAGAGCCAGCAGCACCAATAGTTAAAGGAATTCCAATCATAGGTGCTAATGCTGTAGTTCCAACACTAAGACCAACTGGAACTACACCAGTAGGCGCAAAGCGACCAAAGAACTTCAGCATATTTTGAACATTACCACCCTTGGCAGCTTTCTCAATAGCGTCCTGTTCATCCTTGGTAAACAATCGCATTTTCTTGTCATTCTTAGCAAGTTGGCGCAATTGTTTAGCAAGTGAGTTTTCTTCACCAGACTGAGTAAATTTACTCTTATCTAGTTTAGCCTCGTTAAGCATATCCTCAAAGACTTCAGACTTCTTCATCTTTGAGTAAGCGTTACGAGCCTCTGACCATAACTGACCTGCGTTTTTCATGTCTCCAGAAGCAATTGATTCTTTAGGGACAGTCATCAGGTAGTTATCGTAGTCATCCAAAAGAATAGATGCCATCCGTCTTTCTTCTGGCTCAATACTCTTTTGACCAGAACGAATCATCTTACGCAATGCTTGAAGTTCAGTCCAATCTTTAGGTTGAGCAGTAGAAGTAAGTTCTTCAATAGCACCAGCAACTTTTGGAAATGCTTTAGGCGTATATCCTTCTTGCCTCAAGCCCTTGGCAATATCATCCATTGCATTAACAAACTCATCAGTTTTTAACTGAACACCAGACCTTTGAAGTTGGTCATATCTGTCTGTTGCAATTCTGTCTAGTGCTTGCGTAGATAAAGCCTCTTGTTTCTGAGGGCGTTTAACGCCACCAGCCATACCTGTAGCCAATGTAGTACCAGCACCATACAAAGGATTACCAGTAGCCTCGGTAACTGTTTGACCTGTCATAACAGCCGTAGGAGTCACAATCGCTTGTGTCTTAGGGGCTACAGCAAGTTGCTCTGTAACACCACGAGTAACAGGAGAAGTAGCCGTAGTAGATGCTTTAATCAAAGCAGGGATAGTTCTAGCCACCCCTGTCATTGCTTCTAATCCACCACCAACAACACGCTCAGTTGGTGTTTGCGTTTCTGGCGCAGCAGGTACACCAGAACGAGTCATCAAGTTTTGAATAGCTTGAGATGCAGGAATCAGTCTCTTATCAGTAAATGGTGAAGCAATTACATTTAATAGCGCATTGACTGCATCAGCAGCAGGAACAGCCATTGAGCCTACAAGAGCACCTAATGGGCCACCATACGAGCCAATCTGTGCGCCAGCTAATGTAGGCGCAACAGCACGATAAGTTAAACCAGCACCACGCTCAAATGATTCTCTAAGTGTTGGAGATTTAGGCTGACCTTGATTAAGAACAGCTAAACCAGCATCGGAAACTTTAGTTAAGTCTCCTGATTGCAAAGCCAACAGGTCACTATCAGATAATTGAGTTAAGTCCATTATCCACCGCCTTTTTTGCGTCTTTCAATTTCAGCTTGAATAGCATCTTGACTTGGCAATCCACCACTTGTAGGGGCAGTTGGCAATTTAGGTATTGGCGCAGTAATCTGACTTGCAGCACGACCAGAAGCAACTTCAGCAGATTTAAGCAAGTTATTAAGACGCTCTTGCTTTGTTTTAACTGTTGTTGTGCTATCTCCCAATTGTGGGAAATATGATTTCTTGTAACCAGCCAACTGTTCACGGCTATAAGCAGCACCAGTTCCTAATGTCAATGCCGCATCAAGAATATCCTCTTGCGCTGCTTCAACAACTTGTCGTTGGTCTGTATTTAATTTGTTTGGCAAAAAGTCTGTGCGTGATACAAAACGAGCAATTTCTGCTGGTGTACTTGGCATAGCTGCTTTAGGGTCTAAACCAATAGCTTCATTCATTTGTCCAACGCTGAAGTTCAAACGGCTTGCTAATGTTGCCGCCTTACGCTCACCCTCATTAGGCATATTGATTGTTGTGCTTGGACGCTTTTGGTCTTGTAAAAGCAAATATGCTCTTTGCTCTGCTGGAGTAAGTTTCTTAAAATCTTGAAACTCTTTAATTGAACCAGCAGGTGCTTCTGGTGCTGTGTAAAGAACACTCATATCGTCTTTATCAAGAACAACATTACCAACAGTTACAGTATCACGCTTCTTATTTCCAGCAACCAATCTCGGAGGCATACCAGCCGAGATTTCGTAAAGCGCACCATTTACTTCTTTGTATTCTGGTTGCATATCTTTAAGTGCTTTACGACCCTCAGCAGTAGCCATTAACTTTGGTGCTAATGCAGCCATACCAAGACCAGCAGCTTGTGGTTGATTTGGCCCTGCAATCTCTTGACCCATCATGTTTGTCAATGGTGTCTCAGCAAAAGTCTCAGGACGATATGCTTTTGTAATCTCGTTCTCAACAGCCTGTTGACGCATCAATGCTTGTTGCTCTAACTGACGCTTACGCAGCATTTCTTGCAATTGGGCGTTTTGTAACTGCTCTTGCAAAGCACCTTGCATACCGCCTTTGTAGGCTTGTTGACCACGTTGCAATCCTTCAACAATAGACTGCCCTGTATTCCCACCTTGGAATAAACGCCCTGCTAATGCGTAGAGGGCTTGTGCTTGTGCGTCTTCACGATTACGAGCAATGTCAGCTTGTGACATACCGAGCAGACCCATTGTGTCTGCACCGCTAGTCCCAAAAATATCTAATAGTCCAGCCATGTCAGTCCTTAGAAATCAAGCCAGCCAAGTGGATTTGAACTTGCAAAATTGGTTGCAGCATCATATGTAGCTGAAGGAGAATTAGCACCAAAACTAGATAACCAACTCATGTTTGGTGAACCTAGATTCTTGTAAATAGCAGCACCAGTAGCAGCAGTACCTAACAACTTCTGTAACGCAGAGGTATCAGCAGCACCAGACGCAGTAGTTTGACCAACTCGTCCTAATGGGCTTCCATAGACCAATGATAAGTAGTTCTGCAAGTTCTGTTGTGGCTGGTTTTGCAAGAAGTTGAAACGCTGTATATCAGCACCCAACTGTTGACCTTGGTAACCTTCACGCAACTGACCTGCTTGCAACAACTGCTGAATGTCTTGGTAATCAGTAGCAGCCAATTGAGGCGCAGCAGCAATAGCAGCCTGTTGCCTTTCTCGTTCTTGCTCGTAGTTTTTATAAGCCAGTTGACCTGCTGTGTTAGTCAATGCTTGTGCATACTGACCTGTAGCACGATTCTGCAAGTTACCCATAGCACCAGAGCCATAACGCCCTGCTAGGCTAGACTTAGAAGCAATATCGCCTAAAGTTGTGTCAAATTGTGTTCTGGCTGCTTGTGCTGCTGGTGCAAACGCACCTTGAAAGAAAGGGTTTCCACCTAGATAAGCACCACCCAAAGTTCCCTGTAACTGTTGTTGAGCAAGTCCAGTTAAAGGATTACCTGCTAAAGCACGAGTTTCTAAGGCTTGAACGCCAGCTTGTGTAGTCTGCGAGGGTGCTACAAAGGTTTCACCTGTGTAGTATTTAGGGCCACCGCCCTGATATAGACCTGCTGCTTGTTCTAAACCATATGTTAAATATGGTGCAATTATTGGGTCAATTGTAGATTTGGTTTCGGTTACCATCTTTTACTCCTAGAGTTTCGGATTCCAAGATGGGTCATCCACGGAATCCATTATACATAAATTATTAAAATCAACCAATAATTGCATACCGATATGTCTTATTAGCAGTCGAATTTGCAAAATGGGTAATCGTAGCCGTACCCTGTCCTTGGGAACTAGCGTAAATACCATTAAAAGTAGCACCACCGCCTACTAAATTCATAGTAGCTATGACTGATGGCACAGCAGGTCTTGTCGGGCTTGTGCTTGTCCCAAAATGCT